CATGCGAGGTCCGCCTCCTCTTGAAGACGCCTTACGAGCCCAGGCATGACGCCATTGCCGCCATTATTCCAGCGCTTCAGCTACTCCTGGTACACCTGACAGCGCGGCTCACCAGCCAGCAGCCGCTTGCGTAGCGTGGAGGTCTGCAGAGCATGGGCTCCAACATTAAAAGCGAAGCTCACCAGGGCGTCAAACTCGCTCTGTGCCAGCAGGATGGGCAGCAGCTCCTCCACGGCTGCCTCAAATTTGACCAGGTCTTCCCGTAGCAGGTCCTCTGCCTGTTCTTCCGAGATGGCAGTATTAGGGCGCACGTTACCCGTGTGGCCATAACCAATGGTCCACGGCTCTCCGCCTGTACCTGGGTCAGGGTATGCCATAAGACGCAAGCCCTCATGGGACTTGATCATCTCAATGCCGTGGTCAGAGGTTCTCATTGCCCAGTGGAGTCTGGGCTAGGGTGCCAATCAGGCGGGAGGAGTCAGGGTATAGTCGCTCATCCCGTAAGAGTCCATAAGCCCTTCAAGCTCCTGTGTCAGTTCGACCGTCAAGACGGCAGCGACATTCCAGATACCTGCCTGCAGGGCCTCTATATCGACATGACCAGCCTTGGCGTCGCCCAGCAGCGAGATGAGTTCAGTAGCTAGCACATTGGCGGCCAGGTCAAGCTTAGCACTTTCCTTGAGGGTCGCGTACACACTGGAGCGGATCAAGGCCTGCCAGAAGCCAACGTAGTCGGCGGTCCGCATGCGGCTCAAGACCTTCTGCTCCTCGTAGGATGCAATTTTTTCTGCCGCCGTTGAGTTCTCGTCATCGACGAAGCGATCTACTACGATAAACTTCGTAAACCAATGCCCATCGATCAACTCGACCCCATCTCGCTGGACCCGCTGGTATTCGGTCGTAATTGGCTGCGGGCCATTGAGTACCACGTCGTAGCCGAAGTCGCCATAAATCGACTCCGTAATAACCTTTGGGAACGACGTGTAAGGGTATAGCTGCCGAAAAGCAGCGTCCGAAATAAGTTCACCCGTTTCTTGATTACGTAGTTCCATGGTGGTCCAGGAGTCTACGTAGGATGCCTATCAGGCGATAGCCATGTACAGATACTCCTCCCCAAACTTATTCAGCTCCTCGAAGTCAGTAGAAATTTCAAACCCAGAACTATAGGGATCGATATAGTTAGAACCAGTAATCTCATCGCCGTCATCGTTGAGCAAGAGATAGGGCTCGTTCCCCGATGACACTATACCCCTGACCGTATCAAAAACGTACCAGTCACCATCAGAATCTATACTCTTGATCAGCACAAAACGGGCACCACCGCTGAAACCACAATCGATCTGCAGTCCTGCTGTATCTGTGCCTTGGTATTTGCCTATGTCGATGACTCCAGCTACGTTGCCAAACAACATAACATTGTACTGAGCCGCATTGGCATTAATTTCATCATCGTCACCAAGACTCAAGGTTGTAGAGGTAGGATAGGTACTGTTCCAGAATGATGAACCTGTGGCACCATTCCTTAGATTGGTGATAAGGTGTTGGTTTGAGGCTAGAGACGCGCTACCCGCATAGGCAGGGTATTGGTTTCCGCTTTGACTCTTGACGATCCAGAGCTGCGGGACCGCCCCAAGACTATGGGAAATTGTTGTATTTCCGCCCGTACCTAGATAGGAGAATTCAGTAAAAGCGCCCTTGGCGGCCCTGAAAAAGTAGTTGATATATGTATCGCTACTAGTATTGACGTCAGGATCGCTGGCGTAGAAGATTTCGTTAGTTTCATGCGCGTTGTGGAAGTCCGAGACTGGGCCAGCGTTGGCGTTGTTGTTATCGTTAAACCTCCAGGAGCTTGTGCCTGTACCCCTGCTGTTGGTGTACCAGTCACTCTTGCCGTCTCTTCTCTTAACCCAGAGCATTCTTCCCCTGTATCCAAGGTCAATCGTGACGTTCGATGACGTGCCATCCCTGGATTGTATCTCCAGCAAGTCAGTGCCAGTGGTTGGGATGTTTTGAACATCACTGATGGCCATGTAGACATAAGTATTACCGCTTCCGTTATATGCAGTTTCGTTACTCACTACCTGAAAACCTGTGTCTGTAAAATTAATGGTCGTGCCAGCATCCTCTCTGGTTACCACGTCAGGGCTTATCCGTACCGCGTACGCATCGATCATCGAGCACCCGCGTTCTGTGTCCCAAATGAACCAGCTGGCGTCATTACTCGCCCTTTTGATCATGACGAACTGAGGCCGAAAACCAAGATCGACTATAGGTCCAGTGCTGCTCCCGTTGCCAGTGTAGGCGTCGCATTTGATGATTGACTCGCTACCGCTAGCCTCAAACCTCGCGTCGTCATGAGCAAAGAGATACGCAATATAACTACCTCCCGAAGCGTTCACACTGGCGTCGTTTCCTACGCTGAACACAGAAGCCGTCGGTGCCGTATCATTCCAGCGACTGGAGCTCGTATTAAACCTGTTGTTGCTGTTGAGTGCTGCGTACTTTGTCGCGCCCTGATTGCGGTGATAAACAGTCCAGCTACCACTGTTGTCGGTACGCTTCACCCAAATCATCCCAGGCACGCTGTCTAGGCTGTGGGCAATGGTTCGTCCAGACACGTCATCACCCGTGTAAGTTACGACATCGAAGAAGCCAGGGGCCTTGCGGAATGACCAAGACCCATAATATCGGTTATTGCCGTTAACGTCCTCATAACCAGCGCCTCCCGCCAGGGTGAATCCATCGGAGTTATAGCTAATGACCCCAGACAGGGTCCCCTCCGCTGGGCTGTCATGCGTATAGAGGAACTTGTCTGTGCCGCGTTCGGTGTCCATGAGCATCCAGGGACGAGTGTCATGGCGCTGCTTGACCAATACCATGCCGCCTTCTCCATCCAGGTTCAGGCCATTGGTGATGGTTTTGGAGCTATTCAAGATGCCGTTGTAGACGAACGTACTGAATACGTCCTCGACCTTCAGGGGCTCTGACGATCCAGCGGATGATGTAAAGAATTCGTTTAACATCAGGCGATACCTTCGGCTACGTTACCCATAAGAATGTTCGTGGAGTTCTGCACGTAAAACGGGATAATAGAAGGGAAGCTGGCGAGTGTTGGTGCCGTCCCACCAGGAAACTTGAACACAGCATTCCAAGTGACAGGTCCAGCCGTGATACGGATCAGCCCAGAGGTGCCACCAACAGCGTTGGTAGGAGCAGGGACAGTGATTGCTCCACAGGCCCAATGGTTTCCAGTCGACAGGTCAAAAGCGCCAGCAGTGATGGTACGTTCTGTGGTCTGGACGGTGGCGGTGAAGGTAGGGGCGACGTCAGCTACGACGTTGTCAGCATCGTAGGCCTGAACGGTAACGCCGACATCCCCGTCTACCAGGATCGTGTTACCTGCAGGCAGGTTTGCATCATAAGCCTGAATCGTGGCGCCAATATCTCCGTCTACTAGGATCGTGCTACCAGCAGGCAAATTAGCATCATAAGCCTGAACCGTGACACCAATGTCCCCGTCGACTAGAATCGTACTCCCAGTAGGCAAGTTAGCATCGTAAGGTTGAACCGTAACCCCAAGATCTGTGTCAACAAGGACGTCAGAGCCGCTTTTTTGCAGGTCTCCCGTGAAATTGGAGACAATAGCGTTATAGAGAGCTGTGTTGGCGTTATAGGGCTGCACCGTGTTCCCGACATCGCCATCGACGAGGATTGTGCTGCCAGCAGGAAGGTTCGCATCGTACGCCTGCACGGTGACGCCAATATCAGCAGGCTGTAGCGCAGAGTCTGCTGCGTTGAGCTGAGCAGCAGTTGCGAATTTGTGAGTAGTGGAAGTGTCGTCAATATCGTCAGCATCTAAAACAACAGCGCCTGTTTGAGTGTTAACACTGGTGGCAATCGTAGTAGGTTCCCACTTTTCAGCCGCATTGTTCCAGGCCAGTCCTTGACCATCAGTGGGTGCTACGGTAAAAGTATCTACGTCAGTCAGAAAGTTTAAAGTGGGTGCAACCGCCTTGAATTGCGACTCACCAGAGACATAGGCTATAACGTCATTGTCTTGGAGCACACGCTCACCACGCGGCCCCTCGAAAGATATCAGAGAACCACTGCTGAAGCTTTGAAATAAGTCCCCACCAGCGTCAATTTCGACGTAATCAGGGCCTAAGCTAACAGTGCCTGTCTGTATAGCCCAAGTCCCGTTTGGATCAAAATTGTCTTTAAAGTAAATAGTGACATTATTTCCTACATAATTAGCTGCGTAGGAAAGGAAGTTTTTGTTGTTTTCGTCAAACTCGTCATAGCGGTGAACAGTCCCTGTACGGTCGGCTTCACCTCTGCTTGAGACGCTGCCAGCGTTGTTAGTGGTCAGGTCCCTATAGTCAAACCACAGCCCAACAAAACTGACGTCATCAAGGTCCTCTACATCCAGTACGACAACGCCCGTCTGGCCATTGACGCTGTCTACAGCACCTCCACCACCACCAGAAACCGTTCCTGGCTCCCACTTTTGAGCAGTGTTATCCCAGACGAGCGCTTGTCCGTCGGCAGGCGCAACAGTTGAAGTGTCTACATCAGCAAGAGCGTCGATACTGCTGGTCGGCTGCAGTGAAGTGTCAGCCAATGCCCCCTGCGCGGCAGTGGCATAAGCGGCATCGGAGAAGTCCGTGATATCCGCCTTGACCAGTGTGACGGCGCCAGTCTTGCCAGCAACCGAGTCGACAGTGTTGACCTCCGCACCAGCTTCGATTCCTGCCAGCTTATCCAACTCAGCCTGGGTTGCGAACTTATTCGTGGTCGAGGTGTCGCTGATGTCGTCTGCATCCAATACCACCGCCCCAGTCTGCGTGTTGACGGACGACACTGCGTCTGCTGGGACGTCTCCCGCAGTAATGTAGCCTGCGTCGTTGGTCAGGGTGCTGATATTGTCACCAGGCTGCGTAGCGGTGTCAGCCGCACTCAGCTGAGCAGCGGTGGCGAACTTATTGACGGTCGAGGTGTCATCAATATCGTCAGCATCCAGCACAACAGTTCCTGTCTGCGCGTTGACACTGTCGACTGGTGCTGCTGGAGGAATAGT